TGAGTAGTTGAAATACCATTGCTCCTAATATCGCCCCAATATCCACCAATGCCTCCACCTGAACTTGCCAACCAAATGTTCTCATCATAATGAGCAGATAGCCCACCCCTGCTGTCAGGAACATAATTGAGGAAACAACTGATAGGAAGCCCACGAGTGGTACCCCCGTTACTAAGAATAGGAGTGCTAAACATGAACCAACGAGAGGAAGAGTAGTTATAAAGTCTTTGAGCCAACTCAAAATCTGTCTCGCCTTTGAAAGTTGCTCCGAAGACGGAGGCTCTTGCGAATGCTTCTTGTGCATGTGTTTCTCCTTCCCAAAAATATCTATCTTTGAGTGTGTCTAAACTAAATTTATCAAATGTTTTTTCTTTATCATAGTCTATTTCAATTCCTAAGTAAGGCTTAGTTCCTATTTTATCTTCAACCATTATCTTGTTCCTTATTGTTTACATATAATGCTATTATAGCATAGTGAATTATTTTATACAAGTCTAAATTATTTTTACCATCTTTCTTACCAAACCTCATAGCATATTTCATAATGTTTCCAAGACAGAATCCTTCTCCGTATCCTGAATCAATTATCATATCAGTTGCTTGGTACTTACCGTTAGCATAATGTTGAGCATATGTATTACCTATATAAGCTTTCAATTCATTTAGTATTTTATCTTCGTTAAATTTATAATTCACTCTTCCATTCCTCCGGTAATGTTTCTTCACTATACCATGTGAAGTTATTTGTTTCTGCCCATTCAGCATGAGTTCTTTTTGTTTTATCTTTTCTTACTTTTGCACCCGGCATAGGTGAGTAAGGTTTTTGAAAAAGAAAAACTAATTCATAATTATCAGGTAAAGCTTTTCTAATATGTATGTACTTACTATACTCTGCATAGTCCCAGAACCTACCTTTAGCTTCTAGTAAAATAGTTTTACCATCTATAACTTTTACAAAGTCTGCTTCGTATTTGTGTTGAACAACATACTCTATAGTATCCCAATGATGTTTCCAATCTTTAAGAACTGTTTGATGTATATCGTATTCCCAAAGACTATCGTATCCTTTTGGTACGTTAATCTTTTTAGGTCTTGGTTTTCTTGGTACTCTTTTAGGCATTCAAATCTTCCAAAGTAATATTAGGATTTTTCTTTACCTGTTTATAAAACCATCTAAGACTATATGCACTTAACATAAATCTATTGTTAGCAAAGAGATGTGTTTGCTGTGGAAGAAATTGGTCCAAGTTTTTCTTATTAATCTTAGTAGCATCTTCACCTTCAGGTACCATAGTTCTTATCCAACTAATAAGTAAGTCTTCTGCTTTACGTCTTAATTGTTTTGCTTTTCTACCATTCATATTTGTGTTACCTCTATAACATTAGGAACTTTAGGTGTTTGAGTTAAGTATCTCAAACCATTAGAATATTTAAATACTCTTAAACCTTTTCCTTCGTTTGCATCTTTATGACATTCAAACTTATATCTACAATATACACATCCTTTAGGCAGTTGCATATTACCAGACTTACCATCAGGTATAGGATTATAACATTTATCAGGTGGTGTCTTTAACTTAACAGCTTTTTTAATATCAGTTATTTTCTTTTTGATATTAGGTTTATCAAAGTCATCAGGTCTAAACATAGCTAACTCTCCAGACTCTTTATTAAGAGCAAGGAATCCACCTTTGTTTGTACCCTCTGCTGCTTCGTATCCTGCAAGTTGTGCCATGTACCCAAATGCATCTTGTTCAGCAAGAGTTCCTTCTTTGAATTTTTTAAATGCAAATCCTGAAGCAGTCTTTACATCTACAACCTCACCATCAATAACACAATCCATGTGTCCTTTAATACCGGATACAGTTATTTCTTTTTGTTCATTAGTAACTTCATGTCCAGATAACTTAACAAGAAATAAAACTATCTCTTCAAGTAAGTGTCCGTATAAGAACTTAATAAATGTAGGAGGAGATATAACCTCTGTTGAATCAGATTCAGAGTTCATCTCATACCAGAGTTGTCTAGGTTGCTTACCTATATTAGACATACGTAAAGCAGGTTTACCTCTTGGAGCAGGGTGAGACCAAGTGTAAAGAATCTCTTTCATAGATTCTCCAAACTGTTCAATAGTCTCTTCATCTATGTCAAGATGTTCTCCTTTTCCAAGAGCCGACAATTTATTATATATATCTTCGACTAATGTGTCAAGTGTTTTTTTATTTTTAGTCATAATTTTTATCTCTGTGTTTAGTAAAATACAAACTTCTATCTACAGAATTAAATTGTAACAATTGTACTCCTGCTTTTATTTGCTCTGGAGTTCTACTACAACATTTTGTAAAGTTGTTACCTGTTTTTTTATGTAGTTGAGGTTGTGCAGTTTTAACATCAATCAAAGTTGTTTGTCCATCTTTAAGAGCAATCAAATCAGCAAGTCCTGTACACCCACAATTTTTAAAAACCTCATAACCGTTATCCCATAACCAAGTTACAGCATAGTATTCAGCCATGTCTCCTTTTCTACTATCGCAATGCTTAGTGTGTTTCACTCCAGTTACCTCCTATCTTATACTCACCATCAAGAGGACATCTAAGATTAAAATGTTCTCCTGCTTTTATAATACTATCAACAGCAAACTGACCAATGAAATCAGCTTTATCTTTAGGTACTTCTAGTTGCCACTCATCATGGATGTTAGCAACAAACTTATAAGGTACTGCATTTAGTTGTAAGACATCATCAAGTATTGATAATGCTTTCTTCATGACTATTGCACCTGCTCCTTGAAGTAAAGTGTTCAATGCAGAATGAGCATTACGTATGTAAAGCTTTCTACCATCTATACCTTTGAGATATTTCTTTGAAGCTGCTCTTTGTACCCTATCTCTAAGTGATTTAAATGCAGGGTTATTATCGAAGAAATGTTCTCTAGCTCGTTTACCATCTGCTGTACTTCCTTCAACCACTTTTCCAAGCTTCTCATCTCCTGCTCCGTACATGAGGGCATAGATGAATGTCTTCGCCTGATTTCTTGATTTAAGTTGTGCAGCTCTTTGATTAGCTGTGTGTATATCTCCATCTAAAATCTCCTTGATATAGTTTTCATCATTCATATAATGGGCTAACATTCTTAACTCTAAACCACTAGCATCAACTCCAAGTAATACATTACCTTCGTCAACAATCCAACATGCTCTACATTCTGGACCATAAGGACTATGAACTGAAGGTACTTGTGCCATGTTAGGACTTCTGTGTGTCATTCTACCGGTGATAGCACCGTTAGGTATAACAAAACCATGCACACGTCCGTCTTCTTGTACTGCTTCAACCCAAGAATCAACTTGAGCTATACGTTTTTGTATTAATAAAAAGTCTGCTATAAGTTTAGCTTCACGGATATGAGTAACCTCTGATAATGTTTTCTCATCAACAATAGGCTGACCTGTAGGAGTAAATCTTTCAGGTTTCCAACCAAAGTCTACAAGATATTCACCAATCTGTTTACGACTACCAAGATTAAACTCTTGTAAAGTCTGTCTCATGAAAGTCTCAAAGTTATTAGTATCTAAACATCTTTGATACTCATCATCAGTAAGTCCACGTTTAGATAAGTTACCATCTTTCTTAATATAAGGTGTAACTAATTTATCATCTACCCATTTAGGTTTAAAAGTATTATGAACTTCATCTTCAATCTGTTGAGACTTTTCTCTAAGCTCTGCAAGTAATACTAATGCAGATTCCATATCAAACATGAAACCATTTTCTTCTTGTTGTTTAATTATTCTTGCAACGTCTTGTTCAAGTTCAATAGATTGTTTGCTAAAACCTTTTGACTCATTACGAAGTGATTTATAGACAAGAGTATTTAACTGAACATCACGAACACAATAGTCTAACATTTCTGTAGAATAATTTAGATAGTCTTCAAAGTTTATTTTAGATAGACCAAGTTTATATCCCCACTTCTCAAGACTATGACCACCTTCTCTAGTAGGATTGAATAATCTAGAAAGAACAAGAGTATCTATAACTTCTTTGTCTCTAAGTTTTATACCACCAAACTTTTCTACCATAGGAATATCAAATCCTATAATGTTATGACCTATTAATCTATTTGCTTTAGATAAAAGCTCGTAGCCTTCTTGCAAGTTGCTTGGAGGAAACTTAAATATCTCTCCAGAGTTTGCATCTTGAGCTACAAGACAATGTATCTTAGTTGCCTTTAGGTCATCAGTTTCTATGTCAAATACTAAATCCATAATTAAAATGCTTCATCTAAACTATCATCAAAAGTAATGTCTTCGTCTGTTAGTTCAGATAGTCTCCCAGTTTCTGAATCATATATAACCCTACAAGCCATACCAACATCACCTGTGTATCTTGATTTAAGTATACGCATTCTTGTTGTTCTAGCTTCATCAGGGTCATCTGATTGTTGATTACGTTCTAATGCTATCACACAATCACTAAGTTGTCCAATACTATTTGAACCTCTTAGATGAGATAGTGATACTTCAATACCGTTCTCATGTCCTTTGTTACCATCAACACGTCTCAAGTGTGAAACCAAAATGATTCCTGCACCTGTTTCTTCTACCAAACTTCTAAGTCTAGTCATGATTGAATCAATAGCACGTCTCTCATCTCCCTCATGTACAGCACTAACTAACATGTGTAAATGGTCAACGACTACCCACTTACAATCACAACCTATAATCATGAATCTAAGTTTGGTAAAGATATCATCAATGTCATTGGTTCCAAAGTGAGAATGCACCCATACTCTATTACGATTCTCACCATCATAAAGTATATCAAAGAATTTATCTAGCTCTTCTTTACTAAATCTATCTCTGACTTGGTCCACATACAATCTAGCATTAGCTTCAATAGATAAGATACCATCAATAGTTCTTCTCCAATCTTCTTCTAATGCAATGATACCTACATTATCTTTAGTGTTCTTGATAAGATGATGTTCAAGTTCACGTGTGACACTAGACTTTCCAAGTCCTGTACCACCTGTAAGAGTTACAAGTTCACCTTGTCTAAGACCATACAATTTCTTGTTAAGTCCTTCATAAGGATAA